CTCTAAAAGAAATGTTTAAGCTAATTATATCTTCTGATGAAGCTACTGTCCAAGCGGCAGTACAACAATTCAAAGATTATTACTTTACTCTTAGACCAGATCAGATTGCTTTTCCTCGTGGCGCAAACAATATAACTGGCTGCATAGAAAGACGTACATATAGAAACCAGGCAGGAGAACAAGTTACAGTAGAAAATTACAAGAAAGGTACGCCCATCCACGTGCGTGCGTCGCTCGCGTACAACTGGCTAAGAAAAGATCTGGATCTAAAGCAATACCCAGAACTTAGAAATGGCGACAAGATTAAATTCTTATACCTTAAGCCAGGTAAGTTCACCCAGAACGTAATTGCTTTCCCAGACTTTCTCCCAAAAGAATTTAACTTAGAACAGCATATCGATAAGGAATTACAATTCCAAAAAACATTTACCGATGCAATAGAACCAATTCTAAATGCTATTGGGTGGACATCAGTCAAAGTTAATTCACTGGAGGATTTCTTTGGGTAAGAGTGCACCAACAATATTTCAAGCTTCAAGCAACGTATCTTGGAGAGCTGCTTATGATGGCCGTAATAGATGGAAATATGGAAAGAATAATTATAAACAAAAGGTTACGTATGAGGGAAAAGAAATTACCCTTGAAGAACTTAAACTAAGGCCAAAACAAATATTTAAGATATGAAAAGTGCATGGAGACTATGGGCAAAAGCCATAGGTGAGAAAGAAGGAACAACAGATAGAGAAGCAGATAAGATAGCTATAATAAGAAGTATTATTGTATTAGTTAATTTTATTACATGCTTTGTTATTGTAGCAGGAAACATCCACAATTGGTAATGAAGATAATATACGTAGGAACTAAACCAGGTAATTTTCCACCAGATAGATCACCGACTATTCGTAGAATAACTAAATGGTCAGAGCAGGCTGGGGTACAAGATTGGGATTGGACCAATCTATCAGATAACAATATGTTAGAAAAGATTAAAGGTTGTAAAGTAATAGCTATGGGTAATGAAGTTCATAATTACTTTACAAAGAATAAAATAGAACACTTAAAGGTTCCACATCCATCTGGATTGAACCGAATGTGGAATAACCCAGAACTAGAACCTTTGGTAATAGATCAAATTAGGGGTTTACATTTAAATGAAACTATGGTATAATATACCACTATACGGAGAAATATATGAAAAATATACAACTAGTTAGGCTTACGTCAGGCGAAGAAATAATCGCTGATGTAGATCTAAATGGTATCGATACTGATACTGTAATATTAAAAGATGGTATTGTTCTAATCCCAGCCGGCGAAGGCAAGATTGGATTTATGCCTTTTATGCCATACACAGAAGCTAAAGATGGATTAGAAATTGATCTTAAGTTTATTATGTTTATGGTCGAACCAAACAAACAATTAGTAGAACAACATAGACAAGCTACATCAGAGATACAAATAGCATCTCCGGGTATCGTAACATGAGCCAAAACTGGGTAAAAGATATTAATGAAATGCAAGCTAAGTATGGCGTGCACGATTGGATTGAAAATGCAGACAAAGATAAGCTAAGACATTATTTAACTTTTAGAGTAGATTTCCTAAGAGAAGAGTTAGATGAAACAGAAGCTGCTATGGTAAACATGGATGCTGAAGAAATCGTAGATGGTTTAATTGATCTATGTGTTGTTGCAATAGGAACATTGGATGCTTTTGGAGTTGATCCGTATAAAGCATGGGACGAAGTCCTAAAAGCAAATATGAATAAAAGAGTTGGTGTAAAAGAAGGTAGACCTAATCCATTAGGATTACCTGATCTTATGAAACCTGCAGATTGGAAAGCACCATCTCACGAGGGAAACTATGGTAAGCTGCACAATATTTAATTCTATCTATGATAATAAAACGAATAAAAGAATGGACTACGAAACCTTCGAAGAGTTCGAATCAGTCCTCATCGGACTCCATAAATCTGACAAGTACTCTAAGAAATCTGAAGCTCCTCTTATCAGTCCTGCTACATATATCCCTGATACTACTCGTGCTAACGACAACGTGGTTAGTTGGGGCGGTTTTGGTATTCTCGATGTGGATGATTTTGTAGGGGATTTAAATGAAATTGAAAAACATTATGAACAATATCGTTATTTCTGCTATAGCACCGCTTCTAGCAGTATTGATAACCCTAAATTTAGGCTTGTTTTTCCTCTCACTCATTGGGTAGAAAAAGAAAATATTAAACACTTTTGGTTTGCTATCAATAAAGAAATTGGCGATATAGCAGATGCACAAACAAAAGATCTAAGCAGAATGTACTATGTTCCATCCCAATATAAAGATGCAAACAACTTTTGCTTTTCACACGATGGTGATATAATGGACCCAGCGGAACTTATGTCTAAACATCCCTATGTAAATCCAGCAGAAACCTTCTTTGATAAATTGCCCGATGCAATTAAGAATGGTTTAATCGAACATAGAAAATCACAATTAATTAATACAGATTATAAATGGACATCATATGCTGATTGTCCTTTCGTTAACAAAAAACAGGTACAAGAATACAAAGGTATATCTGGTACTGGCTGGTATTTAAAAATGTACCAGATAATGGTTTCAACAGCTGGCAATGCAATGCAACGCGGCTATCCTATTACCTCAACAGAAATAGCACATATCTGCAGATCTCTAGATATGGACACAGGTAATTGGTATGAGAAAAGAGATTTAGAAACAGAAGCAAATCGAGCAATTGAATTTGTATTTAAAAATAATATATGAAAAATGGGGCTGTAGCTCAGTTGGGAGAGCGCCACGTTTGCAACGTGGATGTCGTGGGTTCGAACCCCTCCAGCTCCACCATTTAGGAGAATAATATGGGAATCCAAGTATTAGGTAACAATGTTTTAGTTGCCGAAACAGAACAAGAAGAAAAAACATCAGGTGGTATTATACTCACCGAAGCTATTGACAAAGGTAATAAACCTGGATTGGTATTAGCAGTTGGTGATGAAGTAGTTCAGATACAACCTGGCCAAAGAGTATTTTTAAAATGGGCAGAAGCTATGCCAGTCAATGTTGAAGGTCAAGCTGCAGTATTAATCGATCAAGAGCATATTAAAGCAATAATAAGCTAATGGAAAAATTAATAGAATATATTAATACCTTAGACTTAGTAGTCACAAAGGAAATGGTTGAAAGACATGATGAAGAATATGATACATTTAAAAAAGGATATTCAAATCGTGCTAATCTAGATTCTGAATACCTAGAAGATCTGGTTATAGACAATGTTGAAGGTGCAGAAAGAATAGAAGGTAAGGATAGATATTTTGCTGATATTAAATATAAAGGAATGGTAATTGACTTTAAAGAAATAGCTTCCTTATGGTATAATCTACAACATGACTATATAAGATATATGGATGCAAACCGTAAAGGTAAGCTAACACATTTCTTATTCTTTAAAAGCAATAGATTAAGATATGAAAACAATTTGCCAGATGTTATACCAGAAGGCTTTGAATTGAGATTTGAATTTTTAGGTATTTACGATGTAGATACCGTTATGAGTGGGTTGGATAAAAACATGACCCGAGTGAACGTATATAATTTAGGAGATAATTATGGCAGGCGAATCGACTATTAAGAAAGTTGGTATTACAGACAAACTACACCACAGGATGGATATTCCTGAGGACTATCACGGTAAAGATATTATTATAGGTGATTGGCTAGGAGAGGTATATCATACCCCAACCGATCAATACTATACACAAAGTACTAGATCACAATACTATTTTCCAGATGTAAAACCAGAGGGTGGATTCGATAAACATATCTGTCCTGGACATTGGTCTGGATATAGATGGGCAGTTCAACAATTTACAAATCCTGGCGATTATGTTTTAGATCCAACAGTTGGTACAGGAACAGCGGTTGTAGAATCTATGAATCACGGAAGGCATGGTGTTGGTATTGAATTAGAATTTTCTGAGATTACAAGAAGAACAATTCAAGTACAAACAGATAGAGGTGCACCAGGTAATGGTACTATTATAGAAGGCGATGCTAGAGATCTACACGAACATGTTGGAGATCAACAATTTGATATGGTAATTAATGGAACACCTTATCCCGTTCTTGGCGGTGGCCAATCAGATGCACCAGAAAGAGGTATGACTTCTAAAGGATTAGGAGCATCGATACAATATCAGAAAGATAAAAACGTTGGAGTTCTAAAAGGTAAAGTATATTGGGAAACAATATTAGCAATATATACAGCTGCTATAGATAAATTAAAACCTGGTGGAAAATTCATTACACTTATTAAAGATCCAACACAAAAGAAAGCTCCATGGCTATTACATAAAATGGTTGCTGAATTACTAATGGAAAATCTTCCAGTAAAACCTTATGGTACTTTTGTACACAAACATTTGCCACAAACTTTGTTTATGAATACATATCCAAAACAATGGCCAGATGCAAAACAGATTCCCTTATATCAAACAGGTACAGTACTTGAAAAATATTAGGGGTTTACTTTTAACCAAAACTATGATATAATACATATTATGAAACCACTAATGATACTTAAACAAGCGGCCGATCTTATTGCTAAGAAAGGTAACGACTATCAAAATCCTAAATCTAGGATTCGACAAGCAGACTATTATCCAAATGGCGCACAAACCATTTTAGATATTATGACTGGTAAAATTAATCGCATGCACTCTGTTCTCGATGCTATGCGTGATGATGATAACTATATGGAAAACTTCGAATCATTGCAAGATTCTGCAATCGATTTAATTAATTATTCCGCATTCTTTTCAGCATACTTAGATTACGATATTGATGGCCAAACAACAGACCGAGACATATTCAACAGGAACATAATTAAAGATGATAGATCTTAAACAAGGATTACATAATCTTCGTAAAGACTTACTCGATAATGGGTATGAAATAGAAACAGAAAGATGGCAAGGTGGTACTGATCACCCTGGATTCTTAGAAATACTTCACGCAGATATGCAAGCACAAATGTACGACAATAAAACAATTGCAAGTGCAAACCTTAAAGCTTCGCAACCCTGGGCAGATATACATTTCCAAGAACGTGTTGGCGGCGAGCCACTTAATCCGCCACCATCACATAGTATGTGGCTAAAAGATACAGATAAATATCTTATGGATGAAGCTTTCTCGCATAGCTATCCAGAAAGAATGTGGCAAGATACAGAACAAATGGGTGTTAGATTTAATATTGCTGATCTAAACACTGCAGTAAAACTACTTAAAAAAGAACCTACAACTAGACAATGTTATATACCAATCTGGTTTCCAGAAGATGGTACAGCCGCTCTCGCGGGCGAACGCGTCCCGTGCACGTTCGGGTGGCATTATATGTTAAGAGATAATAAACTACATTGTGCATATCATATGCGATCCTGCGATGTTATGCGTCATTTACATAATGACTTATTCTTTGCTAATGCACTATGCTTATGGTTAATAGAACAAGCTGAATTAGATGCAGTACCTGGTATTATGCACTTCTCAGCATCATCTTTACATTGTTTTCAAGTAGATAAATATGGGCTAAACATAATGGTAAACGAATAATATGTGCGGATTTTTAATACATCAACGAGATCATACCGGCGTAAATGGTATGCAAGCGATACAGGAAATGTCTTATCGTGGTTTAAGAACCAAATATAGAGGATATAAAACCTGGAAAGAATATGATATGCTTCATACAGCTTTGCCTATGGTAGATCCAGATCCAGATGTATCAATCCAACCTATTCAATATGACGATGAACCACCTTCATTATTTGTTGGTGAAATATTTAATTATAAAGACTTTGGTGATTATCCTAGCGATGCTCACATGATACATTCTAAATATAGAGAAGAACTAAATCACGAATTTTTTCATAAGTTCGATGGGTTCTGGAGTTATGTTACATTCTTTAATGATGCTCCAATAGCTTACACAGACTTCTTAGGAATTAAACCAATCTACTATCGTAGAGATGTAGAAGTTATGGCATCAGAACCTGATGTACTAAAACAATATGGACCAGTTACAAGAGATGAAATCTTCCATTCTAATGTTATGAAATGGGGTTATGATCCTCAAGGCGGAACACCATGGAATGAAATACATCAACTAAAACCTGGGCACTTCTTATATAAGGGTAGAGAATATCCTTATTGGGATTGGGGTTCAGTTCCTGTAAGCAATTTATACGATGACCTAAGTCTTGCGGTTAAACTAAGACTAGGTGGATTCAGAGACGCAGCCGTTCTACTGTCAGGTGGTTTAGACTCCACTATCGTATATCAACTTATTAAACAGCAAGGACTAAATGTTACTGCTATTCATGTTGATAATCACGAAGAAAAATATGCTAAAATGATTGAAAGTGATTTAGTCAAAGTTACCTTAGATAAAATAACAGATGAAGAAGCTGTACGTATACACCAAACACCTGTAGATCTAGGATCAGTTAAACCACAGATTGCTATGGCAAGAAAGCTAAAAGAATTAGGTTTCCATAACGTATTAACTGGCGATGGTGCAGATGAATTATTCGGTGGCTATCGAAGAGCAGCAGAATATGATTCACAAATGTCAGATATATTCTGTGAATTACCATTCTATCATTTACCTAAATTAGATAGAACAATGATGAGATCTACTGTAGAACTACGTGCACCATTCTTAGCACCAAGTGTAATAGTACATGCTTTAGCAGCAGACTATGAAGATCGTAACGGCGAAAAGAAGATATTAAAAGAAACATTTAAAGATATTATTCCACCAAAAATTCTAAAACGTAAAAAAGAACCATTAAAGACAGATGCTATACGTGAAGATAAAATGAAACAAAGAAAAATTAACGCAAAGATATGGAAAGATTTATATGAACAGTAAATGGGATAAAAGATATTTAGCTTTGGCTGAACAAATTGCTGGATGGAGTAAAGATCCAAGTACGCAAGTTGGTGCCGTTGCTGTGAATGATCAAGGTAATGTTGTTGCACAGGGATATAATGGTTTCCCTAGAGGTATAGAAGATACCGAGCTAAGATATAATGACAGAGAACTTAAATATAAATATGTTGTTCACGCAGAAACAAACTGTATATACAATGCAGCATTTAATGGTAATTCATTAGATGGATGTACGATGTATGTTTGGCCTTTACCGGTATGCCACGAGTGTGCAAAAGCTATTATACAATCAGGGGTTTGCAGAGTTGTGTCTCCACAATTTACTAATCCCGAAACTGAACTCAGATGGAAAGACTCATGTGCCCAAACTTTAGAAATGTTTGAAGAAGCTTATGTTCAATATGATTTCATTTAGGGGTTTACAAACACCTTAATCTGTGGTATAATGTACCATACAAATAAATAAAAGAGGAAAAATGCCAAGTATAGATTTAACACCTAGGAAAAGACATCCTAAAGATAAAAGACCAGGATCTCCTAAGCCAATGCCATTCGATGTTGCACTTAGAAAATTCAGGAAAGCCTGTGACAGAGCAGGTATAGTTAACGAAGTTCGTAAAAGAGAATTTTATGAAAAACCAACCGCAAAGCGTAAGCGCAAGAAAGCAGAAGCAGTAGCTAGAACTAGAAAGCAGGAACGTTTAAACCAACTAGGACCAGCAAGGAGATATTAATATGGGAATAATGGATAAACTTAAAAAGAATAGTAGAATTAAAGGTACAGCTGTACTAGAAGATTCTATTTACTTTGGAGAAAAAGATGTAGTAACAACAGAAGTTCCTATGATTAATGTCGCATTATCTGGCGACGTAGACGGGGGATTAACTAATGGCTTAACTGTATTAGCTGGTCCATCTAAACATTTCAAAACATCATTTGCTTTATTAATGGCAGGTGCTTATATGAAAGAACATAAAGATTCGGTCCTTATGTTTTATGATTCAGAATTTGGATCACCACAATCATACTTCGAATCATTCGGTATCGATACTTCAAGAGTATTGCATACACCAATTACAGACGTAGAACAACTTAAGTTCGATTTAGTTAATCAATTAGAAGAGATAGAACGCGACGATAAAGTTATTATTATCATAGATTCTATTGGTAACTTGGCATCTAAGAAAGAATTAGAAGATGCTTTAAACGAAAAATCAGTTGCAGATATGTCAAGAGCTAAAGCACTAAAGGGATTATTCAGAATGGTCACTCCTTATCTTACCATGAAGAATATTCCTTTACTCGCTGTAAATCATACCTATCAAGAGATGGGATTATTTCCTAAAGCAATCGTATCAGGCGGAACAGGTATTTACTACTCTGCAGATAACATTTGGATTATAGGAAGACAACAGCAAAAAACTGGAACAGAAGTTAAAGGATATAACTTTGTTATTAACGTAGAGAAATCTAGGTTCGTAAAAGAAAAATCTAAAGTACCTATCTCAGTTACCTGGGAAGGTGGTATAAGTACCTATAGTGGATTACTAGATGTAGCACTGGCTGGTGGATATGTACAAAAACCTAACGTTGGTTGGTATTGCAGAGTCGATACAGAAACTGGCGAATTAGTACAACCAAAAGTCAGAGAGAAAGATACTCTTACAGCAGAATTCTGGGAGCCAATATTTACTGGTACAGATTTTAAAAAGTTTGTCAAAGGTCATTACCAGATCGGGCATAAACCGTTATTAGATGTAGAAATAGATTTACAAACGGACGAAACTAGTGTATAATATAACACATAAAGATTATACTTTTGTTGAGCACGAAAACGTTGACTTCTATGGAATCAAATTAAACACTCGATTTAAAGGCGTAACCCTTATATATGGTAAGGTTGGTATTAAAGAATCACCCGAACTAGACATAGCTACTTTGTCTTTTACATATAATATTCAGGATCCAGGAGATTACGATCATGACAAATTATGTAAAGACACAGAATTTAATAACTATATCGGCGCTGTTTTAGAACATATAATTAATGAAACAATGGGCGATAAATTAGACGAGGATATAATTGGACATAACGAACCAAATACAGACACATACGCTGAACCATCTTCTTAATAACGAAGATTACTGCAGGCGTGTTATACCTTTCTTAAAGAAAGAATACTTTGATCAATCACATAAAGTTGTATTTGATCTTATGGTTAAATTTGTTGGCGCACATAATAAA